TTTTACGGGCGGGGAGTGATCCAATATGCCAAGGAAACGATCGGGCGACAGATCGCTGCACACAAGACACAGAGCAAATTCTATAGTCAAGGGCTGAACCCGGCCGGATATCTGTCCGTGACGGGCACGCTGGATGAAGAAGGGCGAAAGAAGATCCGGGATTCTTACGGCGAAGCGATGGAAGGGACATCGAACGCCTATAAGCTGGCGATCTTCGACCAGCGCGTGACGCATTTCGAAACTATCACGATGAAACCTACGGATGCGCAGTTCTTGGAGTCCATCCAGGCGACAGATCACGACATTTCAAACTTCTTTGGAATTCCCGAGTACAAATTGAATTCAGGAAAACAATCCTACCAATCCAATGAGCAGAATAATCTGGATTATCTTTCGACTACCCTTGATCCTTATTTGACACAGTTCGAGCAGGCTGCCCGGATCAAATGGTTGAGTCTGGCTGAGCAGGGCAACACTTATTTCAAATTTGTCCGGGAGGCGCTCCTGCGCACGGATGCGCTGACACGGGCCCAGATGAATGAGGTGCTGATCCGCAGCGGACAACGCAATCCAAATGAGGCACGAGATAAAGATGATATGTCTGCTTATAAGGGCGGTGATGAGTTTTACATGAGTTCAAACTATGTTGGCACAACCCAGGCGCCCCCAACTAATACGCCAGGCCAAGGCCAAACAGGAGGCAAATAATGGGTGCAATTCCAATCCATCATACCAAGACTGATACAACCAGCACATGGGACGGTCCGGCGGAAGTGGCGGCCGCTCCGAACGACCGCAAGGTGTTGCATTATATGCACGCCTGGGAGGATGGCAAAGGCGACCCGGATGCCAAGGGAACCTATAAGGATCCACACCATAAAAATGGAACAGACACGGCGGCGAACATCCACGGAGTGAATAATGGGCTGGCCAGGTTGCCTGATACGAATATCCCGGCCGGGGACAAACCCGGCACCGAGAGTCACTTGCGGGCCCACCGGAAAGACGCCGGGCTCAAAGATACCATGAGTGGACCTGAGATACTGGCAGCGGTAAGTCACATTGCCAAAGTGGATGGATTGAACTCCCAGGAAAAACAGGCCCTCCTAATGAGCGTACAGAAACAGGAAGGTATCCAGTCCTCAATCCCGGCAAGAACACCCATCCGGTGTATCGATGGAAACGCCCGACCATATGAGCCTTTCTGGAGTCTACGCAATGCGGCCGAGACCGGAGCAGATCCTGAACTAGAATTCTACGGCATGATCTCCGAATTCTCCTGGCTGGGAGATGAGATCACGCCCAAGAAGTTCAAGGACGATTTGAACAGTCTTGGCATGGGCGGCCCGATCACGGTGCGACTCAATTCAGCGGGTGGCGATGTGATCGCAGCTTCGGTGATCCGTTCAATTATGTCGGATTATCCCGGCGCGATCACGGTGCGTATTGATGGCCTGGCAGCCAGTGCGGCGGTGATCGTGGCGATGGCCGGGCAGAAGATTCGCATAATGGACACAGCCTATATGATGATCCATGATCCAGCCTTCATGGTGCTAATGGCGTCGCTGGATATCGAGACACTGGGCAATTGGTACAACGAGCTCGTCAGCGTCAAGAAAGGCATCGTGGACACGTATGCAGCCCGGACCGGCATGACGACCGAGAAACTGGGCAAGATGATGGCCAATGAGACCTGGATGAGCGCGAGTGAGGCGGTTAATTACGGCTTTGCAGATGAGGTGATCCCGGGCGGCCAACCACCCGCCGCAGATGCGGCGATCGTGAACGCCCTGCATTATCAACACGTTCCGGCAATCTTGCGAAGGCAATTTGAAAATGCCAGCACAAGCAAACCGGCCAATATTATGACCCCCGCGGCAATCCGCCTGCGTGAGGAAGTCCGAATGATAACCAGAAAAGGAGTTTAGCGATGGAACTAAAAAAGTTTTATGACGCCTTACAACAGGCGGATGCGAAGGTGAACCAAGTGGCCACCCGCATCAATGACCTCTTCGACGAGAACAAGATCGAAGAGGCGCAGACACTGCAGCCCGAACTGCAGAAAGCCAAGGCTGAGCGGGATGCCGCCAACAGCCTGTATCTCAGCATGGCGGCTGTCAATGCCGACCAGAGTAACCCGGCTATGCGGTTTGTCCCGGCCGGAGGCGGGCAGGGACCGAAACAGATCAAAGACATGCGCGCCAGTCCTGAATACATGCGATGCTTCTTCGAAGCGATGCGTGTGGGCGCGACGCCAAAGGGCGTGTTGGACGGCCAATTCAACGCCGAGAAGTATAAGATGTTGATGGACGTCATTTCCGAAACCGGCGGCAGCCCGGCTGGATCTGAGGGCGGATTCCTCAATCCGGTGGAATTCGACAACCGCATCCGCGAACTGATGCGTGAGTATGTCGACCTGTCGGATTCTGTCAATGTCGAAGAGGTGCAGAATTACAGTGGCTGGCGGGTGATTGAAACTCTTCCGGCAACCAGTCCCCTGTCATCTCTGACCGAACTGGATGTTTTAACCAACACGGAGGAGGGCGAGAGTCCAACTTTCACCAAGGTGGATTACACCATCGTGGATCGAGGCGATTTCCTGCGCGTTTCAAACGACCAGTTGAACGACACACCGGTCAACATCATGAGTTACCTGGGCAGGTGGTTCGCCAAGAAAGTGGTCTTGACGAACAACTACTTCATCCTGATTAAGTTCAATGCCCTCACGCCTGGCACACCGGGAACGATCACCGACCCGGCCAAGTTGCTGGCGGGAATCAAGACGGCGTTGAATAAGACCCTGGATCCGGCTTTCTCTGCCACTGCCAAGATCTTCACCAACCAGACCGGCCTGGACATTATGGATCAACTGGATGACGGAGTCGGACGTCCGCTACTGCAACCCGACCCGAGCGCACCCACAGCGTTCCGTGTGAAAGGGCGCCCAGTGGTTATCCTTTCGGATGCGCACTGGGCGAACCAGGCAACATCTCCAATTGTCAAGAGCCGCATCGTCATCGGCGACGGCACGCAATTCGTAACACTGTTCCGGCGAGCGGCCTTTGAGTTTGCTTCAACGACCATCGGCGGAGACGCCTGGCGCTCGAACTCGACGGAAGTGCGTGGAATCTACCGCATGGACTGCGAGAGAATGGACGCCAGCGCGATGTGCCAGTTGCTGGTCAACCAGACGAAGGCATAACCTACCTCACTCCCGACCCCTCTCCAAATGTTGAGCATTTGGAGAGGGGAGAGAGAAAAAAAGAAACCCAAAAGGAGTAAAACATCATGGGTAATCCTGTTACTCAAAACTATATGGCACTGGGAGGTGCCAAATGGGTGGTTGGCCCTGACGGTGAACTGGATATCGAGGGCATGATTACTGGCGGCGTGTATGTGAAGCGCTACTATGTTGACAACGTCACCGGCAACGACACCACCGGCGACGGCCTGACCTGGGATAGTGCCTATGCACAGGTTACCAAAGCGATCACTGCCTGGGAAACCTTCCGGTTGGCTCAGACCAATGTTTATGCGCGCGGCGCCATCTTTATCCGTGGAACGGGCGTGACCTATAATTACCTGACCGCCCTGCCGAACTACTGCGACGTGATCGGCGTTGGCGCAGATCCGCGCGGCAACGGAGCGGGGATTGTCGTGATTGGCTCGGATGGTGCATATAATGGCGCAACCGGCGTAGGCGGCACCACGGACATGCGCGGTACGAACTGGTATAACATCCAGTTCGTCTCCGGCAATGCTTCGAATTACGCTTTCTATGCTCCGATCGCCTACCGCTGCCGTTTCGAGAACTGCACCTTTGGCACGACCGCCAATGGAGCGGCCGGGCCGCTGGCCGGCCTGTATATCGCCGCCGGTTCTGGCACGGTCATCAAGAACTGTTCCACTGTTGCGAATAAGGGTGAATGCGTTTCCGGTTTGAAAATTGGCGATGATGGCGGAGTTTCCACCAAGAACTTCAGCCAATGTCTGGTTGAGGATTGCGTCTGGGTTGGTTCCACAAATGGTGTTTTGGCAAATGCCTATTTGTGCGACCAAACGGATTTCCGCCACAATTCCATTTATGGCGCATCCTACGGCATCCGCGACACCAGCACCGAGACAAACATCTACGGTGCCATCTTCTATGATGACAATTATGTCACCAGTGCAGGCACGGCTATCTCCATTCCCAACACAGGCAACTCAGCTGCACAATGCCGCGGTAACCACACTTCGTAAGCAGAGACAGGCGAGGTGGACGTCGACTCACCGGTAAGCCTCATAACGGTATACCAAGTACCGTCCCGTCTCTGCCTGATCCCAAACCCCTCTCCTGGCTTATGGTCACGAGAGGGGAGAGATATTAGACAATGACCAATCCCGCACCAGCGCACCCTTATATTTTGACCGCATCCGAAGCGGCGAGCGTTTTGCGCGTGGATAGCACGAATACCGACATGCTGATACTCCTGCCGATGGTGGATAACTATATCAAACAAGCCACCGGCCGGGACTGGGCCCTGGATACGCCGGTGGATCTGGGAGCGAAGGCAGCGGCACGGATCCTGTTAACCCAGTGGTTTGAAGACCCAGGAATGCAGGGCGTGCATGTGACCAGCCTGGACGTGGGACTGAATGCGGTCCTGCAGCAATTGGAAGTACGGGCGTTGGAACTGAAGACCATTAGCACACCGGCAGATGTGCTGGCCATCTCAGTCAGTATGCCACAGGATAAAGAGGAAGGTGTGGCATGCTCCGTGGTCCTGGTGCTGGTCTGGAACCATGCGATGGCGGATCCAACCGGGACGATTGTCCTGGCAGATGATGATGGGAACAACGTAGCGCTATCGATGGCCCTGGATTTGACCGGAAAGATCATGACGATCACGCCGGCCACAGATTTATCTGTCAATACGCATTACAACCTGAACCTGACGGCTACTCCCGATATCTATGGCAATACCATGACAGTCATAAGGACATTTACAACGGCATGATCATAGGCAGAAATATCACCAACCCTGGAGAATTACGCGTGCCGATCACACTGCATACGCCGGCCATCCTGACGGATGCAGT